CTGTAGTTATCTGCCAGTAGATAGTCCACGATCTTTTGATGAAGCTATGTACATTCTTATGTGTGGCACTGGTGTAGGTTTTAGCGTTGAACGAGAGAACGTTGATAAGTTACCTATCATTAGTGAAAACATGCAAGAGTCTGATGTAGTTATTGTTGTGGAAGATAGTAAAGCAGGGTGGGCAAAAGCATTTCGTGAGCTTGTGGCTTTACTCTATTCAGGAATGATACCGTCTTGGGATGTATCTAAGATACGCCCTGCAGGTGCAAAGCTGAAGATTATGGGTGGGAGAGCATCAGGACCTGATCCTCTTGTTAACTTATTTAAGTTCACTATTGATAAATTCAAGGGTGCAAAGGGAAGAAAATTATTCCCAGTAGAATGTCACGATATTATGTGCAAAGTTGGAGAGGTTGTCGTTGTAGGTGGAGTACGTAGATCTGCACTAATCAGTCTATCTAACTTGAACGATGATCAAATGGCTCACGCAAAAGCAGGAGAGTGGTGGAACAACAACGGTCAAAGAGCGTTGGCAAACAACTCTGTGGCTTACAAAGGCAAGCCTGCTATGGAAACTTACATGAGAGAGTGGTTAGCTCTGTATGAGTCAAAGTCAGGTGAGCGTGGCATGTTCAACCGTAAGGCTGCAGATGAACAAGTTGCAAAGAATGGCAGACGACAGACTGGTCATATGTGGGGTACTAACCCATGTAGTGAGATTATTCTTAGACCATATCAGTTCTGTAATCTGTCAGAGGTGGTAGTCCGTGAAGGCGATGACCTATTGAGTTTACGATCAAAAGTAAGAGTTGCAACAATCTTGGGTACGTTTCAATCTACTCTTACAGATCTAAAATATTTACGTAGAGTTTGGAAAACAAACACAGAAGAAGAAAGGTTGCTTGGTGTATCATTAACTGGTATCATGGATCACGGTGTACTGTCAAAGATGACAGACTCAAAGGTTTGGTTACAAGAAATGAAACAAGTTGCAATCGATACAAACAGAGAGTATGCAGATGCTATTGGTATACCAAGAAGCTCGGCTATTACATGTGTGAAGCCAAGTGGTACAGTATCACAGCTTACTGATTCAGCGTCAGGTATACACGCTAGACACAATCCTTTTTATATAAGAACTGTGCGTGGAGATAACAAAGATCCACTTACACAGTTTATGAAAGAGGAAGGCATACCTTTTGAAGCTGATATCACAAAACCTGATAGTGTTACTGTGTTTTCGTTTCCTATGAAATCTCCTAGTGGTGCAGTCACTAGAACAGAGATGAGTGCAATAGAGCAACTAGAGTTATGGAAACTCTATGCACTTAACTGGTGTGAACACAAACCATCCGTTACTATTTCTGTAAAGGAAGAAGAGTGGATGGAAGTGGGTGCATGGTTGTATGATAACTTTGATATTGCATCAGGGGTATCATTCTTGCCGTTCTCCGATCACACCTATCAACAAGCTCCTTATCAGGACATAGATGCAGATGAATATCTCGAATGGAATGGGCGTGTGCCAACATCACTCGACTGGACTAAGTTCTCTATGTATGAAAAGGAAGATAATACAAGTGGATCTCGTGAGTTAGCATGCACTGCAGATGCCTGCGAAGTCGTGGACTTGAGTGCAAGCTGATGATAGAGATACCGATCAATGACGACTATATGAACCGTGCGAGGGAAAAAGCTTCTACTGTGGGCATATTGCAGGGAAGTATTACAGGTGGCACTAGCAACGTTGTAGGTGCGATAGGTGAGTTAGTCGTTGCTGATAGTATTAATGCAAAGCAAATAAATACATACGATTATGATCTAGTTAAGGATGGGATGCGTATAGATGTTAAGACTAAGCGTTGTAACTCTAAACCACAACCCCACTATGATTGTTCTGTAGCGTTGCATGGAACTAAACAAGATTGTGATGCGTATGTGTTTGTTCGCATACTTACAGATATGAGTAAGGCTTGGATTCTTGGTGGCATCTCCAAGCATAAATTTTACAAAGAAGCCACTCTATACAGAAAAGGGGATATTGATTATAACAACGGCTATACATTTAAAGCCGACTGTTACAATTTACAGATAAGTCAGTTGAGTCCTTGCCATGAAATCAAAAACTAGAGCAAAGCTATTTGTGTTAGAAGCGTATTTAAATAAAGAGGGGAATGTGGAGATGAACTACGAAGCAGTCAAACCTGAAGATCTCGAACGAGAGTTGAATACTGGTTTGCCTATGTACAGTGGCACAAGTCAGGTTGCGTCATTGCTTCGTTATCTTAGGAAATGTGGCGATGATATAATGAGTGGATCACGGAATTATATTTAAGACTTTCTCATAAGCTTAAAATCTTCGCCTGATATTCTTCCGTCTTTGTTTTTATCTAATTTGTTTTGGCCGCCAACAAGTTTGCCACCACCCTTTTTCTTTTCAAACTTCTTGATAGCCCCACCAAGATTATAACCCATACCAAATTTCTTTTCTTGAGTCATCATACCCATAGCGTCTTGTGCTTTGGGCATAGCTGAACTTTGAGTTCTGTTTTTATCGGCAAGTCCACCCATCATCATCGGCTTACGTGGTGATGTCATACCACCACCGTACATCTTTTGTGGGCGTTGTCCGTTGTTGTACATTTTCATGTGTTTCTCCGTTATTTTTTAAATTTTGATAAATCGTATACTGGTAACTTTTGACCAGATTTCATTTCATCTTCTGCAGTTATAGCACCTGATGCTAGAGCGTTGGCCGCCATAACAGTTAATACTTCTTTTAATCTAAGCTCTTGCTCTTCTGTAAACTTTTTACCGTCTACAATTAAATCAGCCATTATGCTTGCAACTTTAGGGTTTGTTATCATTTCTTTTAACATCCTATGCTCAGACATTCTTATGTTTTGTATTAAAGCTTCTGTTGCAACATACTTTGGACTAACTACCTGCCTTGATATTGAGTAAAATCTACTTATGTAACTCTCTACAGATAATCCTCTTGGTTCACCAGTAATTCTTATATCACCAGTTCTTCTACCAACTTGTCTTTTTCTGTTAGCCATAAAGGTGTTTATGCGTCTTAAATTATTTAGATGTTCGTCATCTATGTATCCTGATTGTTTTAAGTTAGCAATCAATACATCTGACCCCTCACCGTCTAAAAATTTAGTAAGAGCATCTGTATCCATATTTGTATCTTTAACAGCTTTGTAAACGGTTTTACCAGTTTCATCTGTAGTAGGAATTATTGTGGTAGTTCCTGTTGGTTTTATTACAGTTCTAGATATATGAGTTGATACTATTTCTTTAACGTAATCGTCAAACTCTTTTGCAGTCATTACAGGTAGCTTACCTTTAGCTTGCACAGAAGTCATAGCTGTTTTCAAAGCTTTTAAGTCTTGCAAACCGTTTGGTTTTGAAATAAACTTTTCAAAAAACGCTGCACCACTTTGAACACCACCAATGTCTTGCAACATCTTTATTTTTTCATTTGCATTTCTCATCGATGTATAAACTGTTGCAGCATCTTTTCTCAAACTCTTCTGTAATCCTGAGTCTATAAATTCTTTTTTATGAGCTGCTTTAAGTTTTGCATCACGTTGTATTCGTGATCCTAGCTCTGTCATTATATCCATGCTTTCATTGTAATCAAATGCAATAGAAGCATTAGCGTCATCAGAAGTCCTAAACAAAGTTTCTGTATTTCTTCTTAATTTATCTACAGCATCTCGTAGCTGAGTTGGATCAGATATTTCAGACTGTAATCTTCTGACTTCTTTTTCAAATTTTATACTAGCTATTTCTTTTAAGCCTTTAAACACTTGTCCATTTGGATCTATAATATATCCATCAGTTTTTTGATCGTATCTACCATACATCTGTAGTAAATCTCTACGTCTGTTAACAATGTCACCTTCACTCATGTTTGATACTTTTTGTAAATCAAACCAAGTGTTAGGCTCATTTCCTGATGACCATTTTTTACCACCGGGAGTCTGTGCATTATCAACAGATGCAACAACTTCACCCTTTCTTCTTACAACTGTTGCACTTTCAGGGTTTGTCCAACGTGCTACGTTTGTATTTTTAGTCATATAAGGTGTGGTGTATTCATTTTGGTACGTTAGTCGCATTTGCACAAGTTCGTCATTTATTTGTTTTAAAGCATCGTCAGCTACAGGAACTCCCCGTGCATCTACCACGTTGTCAAATAGTTTATCTGCAGCCTTTGCGTACTCTCCATAAGCTTGTGAAACTCCTGTATTGTTAGATCTGTACGCTTTGTATGATTTTGCACTCAATGCAGAGTATAAACGTAAAGTTTCATCCATACTCAAAGCTATTCCTACATTTAAATTATCATTTCTTATTGCGTATGAAACTATATCTAAGTCTGTGATAGGTTTATTTTTTAAAGCATCAGGTAGAGTGTCACGTATTTCATCCATGTATTGTGTTCTAAATTGAACGTTACCTGTCGCTTCTATTATTGAATCTATTGTTTTTCTAGCACCACTATTTAAAACAGAAAATATCTTAGCTTCATCTCCACTTGTCATTAACTGACTGGCTAAACCTTTACTTGCTCTGTCTCCTGCTGTTATATCGTCAAGTATTTTAAGACCTAACTCCGATGCGTCAGTTCCAAATTGATTTCCATATTTTATGTCAAATTCTTGGAATGGTAGTCTAGCTCTTGCTTTAGCCATCTTTCTACTCATGATAGCTAATCTACCCAGTGAAGCGTTTTCATCATTGTATTTAGCTAAATTAATTTCGTTGACACTAGGAATTTTTCCTGCTCTGTCGTTGATTGTAGATCTTTGATTGGCTATGGTTGTGTAAAATTCTTTGTTTATACTATCTTCAATTAATTTTAAATTTTCTCTGCTTTGTTGTACAGATTTCATGTCACCTAACAAAGATAGTTTCAAGGTGTCATCTAACAGTGAATCTGCCATCTCCATAACATCACCGTACTCTGCTTTGATAGCATCTTGAACACCTTTTATATCATGACCATGCAGATAAGATTGTAAAAGTTGAGCTTTGGATTTTACATAGGCATCTGCGATTGACCTTAACTCATCTCCTTTTAATTTTGTATCACTTAAAGCTTCTGATATTTTTCCTGTAAATTCTACAATAGCAGGATTGTTTTTATCTACCTTCAACTGCAAAATATTATTTAAGTGACCCTCAAGAGATTGCATAAGTTTAGTACGACTGTTTTGCAATGATAGAAAAGTTTCTTGTGTTCCTTTATCAAAAGCTTTTGATTGACTTACAGAATAGTAAAAAGAATCTTCTAATGCGTCAAACAAAGCAAGACCAGACATGTCAGCAAAGCTTGTTTCAAGCAACTCATCAGGTATTCCTGCTTTTGCTAAAGACTTTCTCATGTCTTTGTAATACATTATATTTGCAACAACTTGATCTCTAATCTCTGGAGCTAAAGAGTTTATTCTTTTTGATAAATCCAGTGCTAGTTTTCTTTCACTTGAAGTAAATTTTCTACCAGTCAACGGATTTACACCATCAAGAACAGGATTTCTTAGTGCGGCCAAGACATCTTGACTTGTTGTGCCTTCTTCAAAAGCACCACTTTTTCTAAGAACAGTAAGCATATTAGTTTCATTGTATGCGTGTCTGTTTTCTAAGTAAGAACGTATACCAAGTAAGTTGCTTCCTTGTGTGAAGTTTGCAACCATCAAAGTTCCCATACCCACAAGATAACCCACTTGAGGATCTACACCAAAACTTGTAGTC